TTCAGGATGTTTGATTGCTGCACCTAATTGCACCCAATCATATTTATCAACAGTTCCTAAAACTAATTGTTTCGAAACATTTGCAATACCACTTGCCATTCGTAAATCATCCGCCAATAACAGAATTTTCTTTTTTGCCATAACTTTTAAAATATATATTGTTTAATTTAAATTTTTTAATCCTCTATCACACAATCCTCTATGAAAAAACTCACACCATTCACATAGTTTAGTTGCGTTCTTTGGGTACTCTATGTCGGTTTTATAATTACCATCTTTGTCAAATACACTTTCTACAAACTCCGTAAATCCCTTCCAAGCTTTATTTACTGATACTTTACCATTTGCAGGTACGTGCTTACTCATTCTATGTGTTGGAATATCTTCTACTACCTGTACCTTTCTTTTCAATATGATAAATTCAACATCAATCACATCTTCGGAAATGTTTAATAATTCAGCATAGAACTTTTTGTATAAAAGGATTTGTGCATTTTTAACTGGGTCTGATTTTTGATACTTACTCCAACCTCTTGTAGAAGTTTTAAAATCAATGATTCTATATCTACCATTAAAGGTATCTCTGATAATCAAATCTATGAAACCCATAAAGTTTACATTCTCTGAAATCTTTGTGTTTATAGGTTGTTCAATTGCCACCAACTCATCGTGTTTTAACGAAAAGAATTTGTTAAAGTTTTTCGGTTTTTGGAACCAATCTAATAAGACATTACCATCTTCTAAAAACTCTACCATTTCTTCTTTGGTGCATATTGTAGTATTTCCTATTTCCCCTTCGGTTTCTTTAAGATATGCATCTCTCATTCTTTCTTTTAGATATTCCTTTAAGTCAATCATTTTGTCAGCTTGTGACTTTGATATTCTTAAACATTTCTCCAAATAGTTTTGAAGTGTTTCGTGCATTGCAGTTCCAAAGATTGAGTGTATATTAGAAGAGTTTTCTCCCAACTTATCTATGTATGCTAATTTGTATTGATGTGGACAACTATGCCACATACTATATTGTGAAAATGATACTCTTGCCATATTATATCTAATATACGACAAATAATTTGATTTACCAAATTATATTAAATTATAGGTTTTTTTACGATTGGTGCTCGGAGTATATCCATTTTTTTAGAACAATCTTTTACATACTCTGGTTTTGCATTAGATTCCGTATTCATAAATTTGAGTATACCATTAAATTCTGCTTTTGTTTTTTCAGATTTTATATATCTCATATTTTTTTTGAATAATTTAATCATTTCTTCTTTTACGTTTGGTTCAAAATTATTTATAGAACAATAATCGGGAGACCATGCATATGTAAAGTCAATATTTTCAGTAGTTTTTATAAATTTATTTTTTTTCATAAATTTAATAAAATCAAATATATGATGCATATTCCATATAGTAGTTGTATATTGAAAATTATAAATTAATTCACTTGAATTTTTTTTATCACCGGTTCTAGTAGAAGATACTCCAAAGTTCTTTTTAATTGTATTCATATTTTCAACAAATACATCGTGTTTCCAACCCGTTCTCTGATGTTCTCCCACTTCATATACACCATCACATGAAATTGATAAAAATACTCTTTTAAATCCTTTCCACATTTTTACTAAATCAGTCGATTCAAATTTTAATATAGATAAATTTGTGTTGTAATGTAATCTTAATTGTCTACATCCAGCATCTTCGTCTATTGGTAAATTTTCGTATAACCAAGTTATTATTTGATTGTGTTCGGGCATTATCAAAGGTTCTCCTCCTGCAAAATAAAAACTTCTAATATTTTTCATATGTGGTATCAAATCTTCAAGTATGTTTTCTCTTAATTTAATAACCTTAGATACTGGTTTTGGAAATCCAAATATTTCATATGCATCATACCAATTTGAAGATGACCCGTGGTCACACATTCTACAAGTAAAATTACATAAATTGGAAAAACGAATATCAAAGTGTTGAATAGAATCTACACTATAATCTTCGTTTACAATAGGATGTTCCCATAACTTATTATCATTGTAAAATTGTCTAGTACTATATTCACCCGCATCGTCTTTTTTATAACACACATTACATACTTTGTTTCTTACACCTTCAAGCATATCTTTACGAAGTTGCTTCATTTGTGGAGAATTATATACTTCTTCAATTGTATGTTCATTTAAATTTAGGCCGTTGTCAAATGAGTCTGCAATACCACATGGTTTTGTAGTTCCATCTGCTAATGAACATATATGAACAAACGGAAATCTACAATACGATTTAGAAGTTATTTCCTCCATTAGATTTTAAGTTTCAGTTTTGTAATTTGTTTTTTGTCTATACCATATTTTTCACAAACATATTTAAGATATTCTCTACCTTCTCTTGTGGAATATAGTACCTCTAAATAGTCAATTGCCTGATTTTCCGAACAATCGTATTCTTTCTTTAAAAGTTCTACTATAAATTGTTCATATTTATCTTCGGATTTTCCTTTAATATATTTCAAAAAGTATTTACCCTTTGGAATAACATTAATATACAAACTATACATTTCTTTTGGAGAAAGGGTCTGTGTTAATGGTAAGATAGACGCAATCAATTCAACCCATTCAGATTTCATTGAAAGAAACCTATTAATCATAAAGTTACTCCAAGTTTTTAAATCTTCTTCTGAAAGTTTATCAAAATACTTTGGGTCTTGAATAGTAGTTATTGCATTAATATGGTCAAATAACTTTTGAGCCATTATTATATGATTTTTGTTTCTTGTAATTCTTGTGGTAATAATTCATTTAAAGCTTTACCACATGATGCACATACATATAATTCAATTGGCATAACCGAATCTTTTGGTGCACCTGTTAATAATCTAGATATTTTTTTGAATCTATATGCTGGTAAGAAAATCTTTCCACCACAATCACAATCCATATCTCTTGCGTCATTTAAATTAAAATTCGGGGGTAATTGTTGTTGTTCCATTATTTTATTATGTTTAATATTTGTATAATTGTAGACATAAATACGATTTCTTTATCTACTACCAATGCATCTTTTGAAAGACCATCTGCAATAGTTAAAATCACATTTGCTACATTTCCTGTTGCGTATTCATCTACTTTGTCGTATAACATTGTATACATTTCCGAATAGTCGTTTAGTTTGTTGTCTGCTACTGCTTGTCTAATTTTCATAAACATATTTCTCTTGTCATCGGATTCCTTTAACAATTCAATAAGTTTAGTTGCAAAGTTTGCTTCAACCATTACTCTATGGTCTACTTTCAATTCTCCTTTTGCAGATTGTAATTGACAAGTATTAAGTATCCTTCTAATATCTGGATAATATGAGTTAATCACATCAGCCATATTCTTTGGTTCATACTTAATCTTTTCAGCATCTAATATCTTTGCTACCTGAACTGCTACATCCTTTTTAGTCGGAGGAGTGATTGCGAAAGACTGACATCTACTTTGAATAGGGTCAATGATTTTCTCAATGTAATTACAGGTTAAGATAAAACGACAATGCTTACTGAATGTTTCCATTAAGTTTCTCAAAATCGCTTGTGCTCCGGGTGTCATGTAATCAAACTCATCTAATATGATTACTTTGAAACCTGCAAACCCAACCGATGATGCGAAGTTCTTTACTTTTGTTCTTACCGTATCGACATTGTTTTCATCCGATGCGTTGATAATCATAAAGTCACATTTGATTGTGTTTACGATTAGTTTAGCAAGTGTGGTCTTACCCGTACCCGCTTTTCCATACAACAATAAATGTGGTATGTCATTTGCATCTAAATATTGCTGAATTGTTTCTTTGATGGTTTCATTACCAACATAGTCAGCAAGAGTTTGTGGACGGTATTTCTCCACCCACAAACTATGTTCTCTTTTGTTTATATCGTTTGCGAAAAAACTCATATTATTTTCCAGTTGAACCGAATCCGCCCTCGCCTCTTTCGGTGTTTGTTAATTCATCTACTTCTTTAAATTCAATTGGTGGGTGTGGGATAATTATAATTTGCATAATCCTATCACCAACACCATATACAAAACTACCACTTTGAGATGATAATGACCTTTGATTAAATGTTGCCTGTATTTCACCTCTATATCCACTATCAATTACACCTACCGAATTACTTAATGATAAATCGGTTTTACGAATGGATGAACGAGGGAATACTAATCCTACAAATCCTTCGGGTATTTCCATTGCCAATCCTGTTCCGTATGTAATTTGTGTGCCATCAAACTTCATTGATGTTGCTACTAAATCCATACCAGCATCACCATCTTTTGCATATGTTGGTATCACTGCTTCTGGACTAAGCTTCTTTATTTTGACTTGCATTTTGTTTTTTTCTTTCTATTTTTGTTTCTTCACTAATTTCTCTTGGGAACACTCTAAAAGTCATTCCGTTTTGTTGGAAATTTAATCCTTCACCTTCGTTTGGTTGTAATTGTAAAACCAATGGAGCAGGTTCTTCACCTTCATTTGAAAATGCAAATACGATTGGTTCATTGTTGAAAAATTGAAAACACCATTCTACATCCTGAATTGGTTGTGCTTCTGGAATATTTATTTCTTCTTGTGGAGATAATTCATAACCAACTTCTGTTGGGAATAATTCTAATTGTTCTTTTGCCATTTTATTAATTTGAGATTTCTACTAAATAATACTTACAAACAAAGTCATCGATTTGGAATTGAACATTCGCCAAACCATCAGTTGATACTTTTAGTTTTGCAGATGTTGCTTCTTTATTTGCGGTAAGGATTTCTTTTAAATATTTTGCTGAGAATGAAATTGGTTTAACATCACCATCAAATGATTTAGTTGCAGTAAATGTTACTCTATTTGTCGAAATTGAAGAATAACCAATTGCCATCTTTAAATCACCACCTTCGGTAAATACCGTAAATGTATCCACATCACTCAATGCACCCTTTGCTTTGATAAATTTGTCAATCATAGTTGACGCCATTTCGATGTCAATATTGAAATCAGGTAATTGCTTCAAATCTGGTACAGGTGGAATAACTCCTAAATCTGCCAATTGATACGATGTTTCGGTATCGTCAGATGATAATTTTAATGATACTGCTTTATCACCTGCTTTATCTACTTTTAATGTAATGTCGTTATCCAATACACCAATCATATTTTTTAATAATGATGTTGTGTAAATACCTACACTAAATGGGTTAGATGTGAATGCGTTAAAATCGACTTCACCTAATAATGTTTTGTCATCTGAAATAAATCTAACTGATAACTTTGTTCCTTCAGCGTTCCACGCTACTGATTCAATAAGTCCACCTAGTGAATACTTTTGAATGAATTTTAATAAATTGTTTTTGTTCATGTTTTATGTTTGTTTTACTAATATACGATTAATTTTTTACATTTCAAACTTTTCTTTGATATAATTGTAAAGATTTTTTGCATATGCTTCGTTTTGTAAAGATGTTGCATGTTTATGTTCATCTGGAAGATTTGGGTAATTTCCGTCAAATCTATTTTCATCGGTGTAATCCGTTCCTACAAATGTTCCATTCCAAATAAATGGAATTTCTTTTGATTTTAAGAAATTTGTAATTAATAAATGATTTTTATACCAATTTATAATATCATCATGTTCATTTGCCATTGATGTGATATTTGCCCAAACCAGTCTACCTTCTCGTTCCTCTTCAAAATAACCCCATGGATTTGGATGATATGGTTCTATATCACCATTATCTCTATAATATTCTCTACGATGCGGGTAAGTATACATTACTAAAACTATGGATGGTTTCATTTCATCTACCCAAGTTATTATACTTCTTGTAATATAATCATTACTTCTTCCACTTATTCCTAAATTTAAATCAACACCATTTGGTAATAGTTTTGATAATTGATGTGACCAAGTTTGATGATTGTGAACATTTATACCTTCGGTGTGAGAACA